CCACGATTAGTCTCAAGGGAGCCGACAGGCCAGAGACAATGCGTGGTGTGTCCTTGAAGTTTCTTGTGATGGACGAGTACGCAGACATGAAGCCTGACGTATGGGAGCAGATCCTCCGTCCAGCACTGGCTGACCAAAAAGGATCAGCGATGTTCATAGGTACGCCTATGGGTAGAAACCACTTCTACGAACTGTACAAACTTGCGGAGCTAGGTGACGATGAAACTTACAAGGGGTGGCACTTTACCAGTTATGACAACCCCATCCTCGACCCTAACGAAATTGACACGGCAAAAAAGTCCATGTCGAGTTACGCCTTTAGACAAGAGTTCATGGCCTCATTTGAAGCAAGAGGCTCCGAAATGTTCAAAGAAGATTGGGTTCACTACGGAGAAGAACCAGAAGTTGGAGATTACTACATAGCTGTTGACTTAGCTGGATTTGAAGAAGTAAACAAAAAACGGACGAAGAATACAAAACTAGATGAAACCGCAATCGCTGTTGTTAAAGTTAGTCCTGATGGTTGGTACGTTGATAACATTATACATGGGCGGTGGAGCCTTGACGAGACTGCCACCAAGATATTTCAGGCCGTTAGAGACTACAGACCCATTAGCGTTGGTATTGAAAGAGGGATAGCAAAGCAGGCGGTTATGAGTCCCCTAATGGACCTACAGAAGCGATACGGGACGTTCTTCCGTGTCGAAGAGTTGACCCACGGTAACAAGAAAAAGACTGACAGGGTTATGTGGGCGTTACAGGGACGCTTTGAAAACGGTTACGTATCTATAAACAAGGGTGAGTGGAACAACAGATTCTTAGACCAGTTGTTTCAGTTTCCAGATCCACTGACCCACGATGACTTAGTGGACGCACTAGCCTACGTAGATCAGTTAGCAAAAGTTGCATACCACTATGACTTTGAAATTGACGATCACGAAATACTAGACGTAGTGGCAGGGTACTAATGGTTTTTAGAAAGTTTAATACATACGGCATCTACGCTATTTCTGCCATAGTGTTTTTTACACTAGGTTACAGCGTAGCAATAATCTAAGGATAATACCATGGCAGAATCAATTTATAGTCCAGACCCCCTGATGATTCAGGAGTCTCTGGAAGAATGGGTAATCACCAAGTGTGAAGACTGGAGAGATTACTATGAGTCAAACTACGAAGAAAAGTTTGAAGAATACTATAGGCTATGGCGAGGTCAGTGGGATCCTGTTGACTCCGAAAGAGCTTCAGAGCGTTCTCGTATTATCTCTCCTGCGCTTCAGCAGGCTGTAGAGTCTAACGTAGCAGAACTAGAAGAAGCTACGTTTGGTAGAGGTAAGTGGTTCGACATTGCTGATGACATGAACGATCCACAAAAGCAAGACGTTCAGTACTTGCGTAACAAACTAACAGAAGACTTTGAGTCTTGTAAAGTGCGTAAAGCAGTAGCAGAGTGTTTAATTAACGCTGCTGTGTTTGGTACAGGTATGGGGGAGGTGGTCCTTGAAGAGATTAAAGAGATGGCTCCAGCGACTCAACCCATTATGGGTGGGGATCTCACGGCTGTGGGCGTTAACATTACGGACAGGGTTGTTGTTAAGCTCAAACCTGTACTACCCCAGAACTTCCTGATTGATCCCGTAGCTACGTCTATTGAAGACGCTATGGGTGTGGCTATCGACGAGTTTGTATCTAAGCACTCTGTAGAGCTTCTGCAGGAACAAGGCGTGTACCGTGAGGGTCTAATTGAATCAGCAGCTCCTGACACAGACCTAGAGCCAGATCAAGACCTGACGATTTACAACGATGACAAAGTACGCCTTACGAAGTACTACGGTCTTGTGCCTCGTGAGTTGCTTGAGGCTGAAGACGTAGACGTAGACTCAGACTCCATGTACGTCGAAGCTATTGTGGTTATTGCTAACGGCGGTACGCTCTTGAAGGCTGAAGCTAACCCGTACATGATGGGTGATCGTCCAGTAGTTGCGTTTCCTTGGGACGTAGTACCGGGACGCTTCTGGGGTCGTGGCGTATGTGAAAAAGGCTACAACAGCCAAAAGGCGTTGGACACTGAGCTACGTGCACGTATCGACGCACTAAGTCTTACGATTCATCCAATGATGGCTATTGACGCTACACGGCTTCCTCGTGGTGCTAAACCAGAAGTACGTCCGGGCAAGATGATTCTAACTAACGGAGATCCTCGTGAAGTACTTCAACCGTTTAACTTTGGACAAGTTAACCAAATTACTTTTGCACAAGCTGCGGCGCTTCAGCAAATGGTACAGCAAGCTACAGGAGCCGTTGACTCCGCTGGCATTGCTGGACAGGTTAACGGAGAAGCCACAGCAGCAGGCATAAGTATGTCTCTTGGCGCTATCATTAAGCGTCACAAGCGAACTTTAATTAACTTCCAGCAGTCGTTCCTGTTGCCTTTTGTTACTAAAGCTGCACACAGGTATATGCAGTTTGATCCTGAAAACTACCCCGTGGCTGACTACAAGTTTAACGCTACGAGTACTCTGGGTATCATTGCTCGTGAGTACGAGGTTACTCAGTTGGTACAACTTCTGCAGACTATGCAACAAGACAGCCCATTGTACCCTGTGTTGATCCAAAGCATTATTGACAACATGAATCTCAGTAACCGTGAGGAGCTTATCGCAGCAATGCAACAAGCAGCGCAACCTAACCCTGAAGCACAACAAATGGCTATGATGGCTCAACAAGCACAACTACAGTTCCAGCAGAGTCAAACAGCTGCGCTTAACGCACAGGCTGCTGAGTCTCAATCAAGAGCACAGAAGTACGCTGTTGAAACTCAATTGGCTCCTGAAGAGCTTCAAATTGAAAAGATTAACGCAATTACCCGTAACCTACAAGTTGGTGACAACGACGATAAAGAGTTTGAGCGAAGACTTAAGGTTGCAGACGCCCTACTTAGAGAAAGCGAAATAGAAGGAAAACGTCAAAATGCTAATGACACAAACAGAAATGAACAGCTTCCTAGAGCAAATCAACAAGGCATTCAAGGACCAGTTCGACAAATTGGACTTGTTGGAGAACCGGGTCAAGGAACTGGAGGACAAAGTTAATGCCACAGAAAAAAGATCCACGACTAGCAAGGGCGGGAGTAAGCGGGTTCAACAAACCGAAGAGGACTCCTAGTCATCCTAAAAAGTCTCATGTAGTTGTTGCCAAAGAAGGTGACAAAGTAAAGACTATTCGTTTTGGTGAGCAAGGTGCTAAAACTGCTGGCAAACCTAAAGCGGGTGAAGGCGATAAAATGAAAAAGAAACGGGCATCGTTTAAAGCCCGTCATGCAAAAAATATAGCTAAAGGCAAAATGTCTGCGGCATATTGGGCAAATAAAGTGAAATGGTAAGGAGATAGTTATGCCAATGGTCGGAAAAAAGAAGTTCCCTTATACAGCTAAAGGTAAAGCAAAAGCTAAAGCTGCAGCAAAACGTACAGGTAAAAAAGTAAAAAAGGCTAAAGGTTACTGAAGTGCCTAAGAAAAAGAAAGCTAACGATGCGTGTGCAAAAAAGGTCAAGGCCCGTTACAAGGTGTGGCCTTCTGCTTACGCATCTGGTGCTGTAGCTAAATGCCGCAAGGTAGGCGCTAAGAACTGGGGTAACAAAAGTGGCCGTAAGAAAAAGTAAAAAAGGGGCTGCCCTCAAGAAGTGGTTTAAGGAAGAATGGGTTGACGTAAAGACCGGGAAGCCTTGTGGACGCAAGTCTGCCACTAAGTCTAAACGTCCGTACCCCTCATGTAGACCCAAGGCTGTGGCTGCTAAGATGACAAAAGGTGAAAAAGCCTCATCATCCCGGCGTAAAACAGGTCCAGCTAGAATTCAACACGCAGTCACTGCTTCTGGACGCAGGCGTAAAAGTACCAAAAAGAGTAAATAACTCTTGACAAAGTTATAAAAATATGGTATAATAGTATTTATAGTTCTATAGAGATAACCTAGAGGGCCTCGCGTGGATCAAGAAACACAGCAGTACTACGATAACTACTTCACCCTGTTTTCTACTGATGGTTGGAAACAGCTAATTGAAGAGTTAAAACAAAATGCTTTAGTGATTAACAGTGTTGAAGCTACTAAAG